TTAGGTTTTCAAATGGGTGGCTCTAATGAAAGCGCAGGTGAACTTACGTTGTTTAAAGGTCGTATGACCACATTGACAATCACCGATACACCTGACGGAGCAACTATTACTATTGATTGTGAAAACAGATTAGTAGATTTAGATAGACCTTCCAACCTTAGATACACTTTAGAATCACAACAGTTCTTAAATAATGGCGATACAGGATTCAACAGAGTACAACAGTTAGCAGATAAACAAATAGCATGGGGGCAGAAGCAAGATATAAATAGCGGACAAAGTGGTGGTGATCGTGACCCTTATGATTATGTTACACAAAGATAATGAAAAAAATACCTGACTGGGAAATATCTTTTGATGCTTATGTGAATAGAAACATAAACACACCCTTTGAATGGGGTAAGTGGGATTGTGTAATATTTACTAATGGTTTTATAAAAACTATGACTAAAAAAGATCTTTTGCCTAATACATGGAAATGGGAAACAGAAGAACAAGCCATGCAGAGTATTTTAAAATATGGCAAAGGAAAAGGATTGGCAGCAGCAATAGACAACGCTATAAAAAAAACTACAGGTATTAATACAATACAACCTGCTTACATCACAAAAGGAGACTTTGGGGTTTACAAGGAGGAAAGTGAACTGGCTTGTGTCTTTGATGGATTGAGTGCTTTAGGTGTTAATGATGATGGCTTAGTAGTAAAGCAAAATGTAAATGTTGTAAAAGCTTGGAGGATTGATGGCTAAAGCAGTCAAGGCAGCACTATTTGTTGCAATAGCAGTATTTATACCTGCTGCAATAATTCAGGGCGGTGCTATGGTAGGTATGGCAGCAGGTGGTGCATTTGCATCTACCGCTCTTGGTATGGCAGCAATGGCTTTTGGAACTACTTTAATTACCTCCGTGATTGGTGGAATGACATCCAAAGGTATTAATGCTACAGCAGGTAATTTTGGAACTAAGTTTGCTGCACGCGCACCTACTGCACCTAGACAGCTTATATATGGCAAGTGTCGTGTCGGTGGAACAATAGTACACTTGGAAACAACTGGTACAGATAATTTTTTATTACACGCAGTTGTTGTTCTTTCAGGTCATGAAATAGAAAGCTTAGAAAGTGTAAGGTTAAATGATGTAGACCTTACTACAAGTACTAGCACTATAAGTGGTTCAACAGTACACACAGTAACTAACACAGAATTTTCTAATACAGAAAACGAAAATAAATTAGATAGCAACGGAAGATTAGTAAGATTTTCTTTCCAAGATGGTTCGCAGACTGCAGCAAATGGTTATGCAGTTGCACAAAGTTCCCTAGTATCATCAGATAAGTTTTTAGATTGTGCATACGTCTACATACAAATGGTATTTGACCCTGAAAAATTTGGGGGTGGTATGCCTAATATGTCTTTCGTAGTTAAAGGTAAAAAAGTTTTTGATCCTAGAGACAGTAGTACCGCATGGAGTGACAACCCTGCTTTGTGTATAAGAGATTATATAACAGATACTACCTATGGATTAAAAGCTTTAAGTGCAGAGATAAATGACACAACAAACGCAGGAGGTGTTGCAGCAGCAGCTAGTGCTTGTGAGGTTGCGGTTACTTTGGCAGATGGTAGTTCTACAGAAGAAAAGTACACAGCAAATGGATTTACTAACTTTGGTGCTAGTGGCAATGGTGTTATAGAAGGACTGCTTAGTGCTATGGCAGGTAAGATGTCCTACACCAATGGACAGTTTAATATCTTTGCAGGAACTACACAGACACCTTCCTTAACTATTACAGATGATAATCTGTTAGCACCTGTCAATGTATCTACTAATAGCGGTACAGGAGAGTTATACAACACAGTCAAGCCTATATATGTAGACTCTACTAATAACTTCATAGCAGCAGATGCACCTGTGTATCAAGACTCTACATTCTTAACAGAGGATACACCTAACGGAACAACAAACGATAAACCCAACTATGTAAAACAGATGGAGAAGCAGTTGCCATTTACAGTTACACATACAATGGCGCAACGTATAGGAAGGCTTGTTCTTAAGAATCAAAGACTGTCTACATCCTTAAGTTGCTTGGTAGATTTATCTTTTATGAAACTACAACCTGCAGACTGGGTGTATGTGACCAATGAAAGGTTAGGTTTCTCACAAAAGATATTTGAAGTTATTTCTGTAAATATGGAAGTAATGCAAACTGATGATGCTCCAACTCTAGGTGTCAGACTTGCCCTTAAAGAAACTGCTGCATCAACTTTTGCTTTTGCTACAAGTGATTATCAGGCAAATATAGCAGCAGGGAGTAATTTAGCATCAGGTGGTGGCGGTATTGCAGCACCTACAAACTTAAGTGCAGCAACAGACACTACAACAGTTGATTCTCTTACTACAACATCAGTTACCCTATCTTGGACAAACGCAATCTCACCTTTAGTTACAGGTTCTGACGTACAGTTTAAAAAGAATGGTGCAGCAGATTCTGCTTATACCAGTACGATCGTAGGCAAAACATTAACTAAACAAACTATTCTTGGTTTAGAAATAGGAGTAGCTTATAACTTTAGAGTAAGGCATATAGGTGGCACAGGTATATATTCTGACTATGCAAGTGCTAATCACACTGTAGTTGGAACAGCTACTGCTAAAGCAGACCTGACTAATTCTACTGTAGATTATGCTTCTGACGGAACAGGTACTATGCCTGCCAATAAAGGCGGAACAGGAATTACCAATTTTGCTAACTCTACACACTTAAACTCTAATACTACACCTGCAAATATTGGATTGAGTGGTGGGTTAGTTGTACCTACAGTTTTTAGAGCAGATAATGCACCTACAGCTTTAGCGACAGGTGATCTATGGGTAGATACAAACGATGGCAATAAACTATATAGATCAACAGGAACAGGCACAGGTAATTGGGTAGAGGTTTCTTTAACAACATCAGGTATTGGATTAGGCAACGTACAAAATAAAAGTTCTGCCACAATTTTAGGTGAAACACATACAGGTAATGTAACAGGAACAATAGGCGGAGTTGCTAACAGCACAATAACTACAGGATCAAGCAGAGCAGCATCAGTCATAGATTCTAACAACAGATTCACAGGTGATTTGACAGGAAATGTTAGAAGTAATGGTACTACTAAAAGCATGACAGAGATCATAGATGCGCACGATAGAGCAACAGCAGGATTAGACTCAAGTGGTAATGTACAAAGAGCAGTACCTGCAGCACAAATCAATGCAGCATTGGTGACTATTCTTTCAGCAGATTCAACAATAGCACAATGGATATCTAGTGATGGGTCTTTCTACTCACCTACATCTTCAACTATAGATTTGACTGTTACGGCAGATAATGGCACAAGTAAACAAAGTTGCACTATAAGATGGACATTTGTAAATGTAAGCAATAGTACCGCAGACTATATAAGTGCTTGTGCAGAACAGGCAGATTCTAGCAACGCTTTTACTTTAGGCAGCATAACTAACTTGTCAGGTAATGATGTAAAAGTAGCAACTTGTGTTGTAACCCATACAGCATCTAGTGAAACTATCACTTTGTCAGCACTAATTTCTTTAACAAATGTATCAGGAGGTGGCAAATAATGACAACCGTAACATCAAGCAATGGCTATAAAATAAGACCTATGATTGAAGCAGACCAATCTTTTGTAACAGAATGCTTAAAAGACTTTCCGATTGGTTCTAATACTTATTATCAAAGAATCACAGAATTTAGCCATATGTTATATGTAACAGAGGGATATACAGAATCTAAAGTTAAAGCAGGCAACCAATGTAGTATTACATTAATGCTAGAAAAAACAGACGGAACAAAGCTTGGTTTTCAACATTCTGATTTTAACAACAAAATAGTTCATGTGAAGATGGGTGTTCTACATCCTGATTACAGAGGCAAAGGTCACGCAACAGCTAATTTAATGCTAGGTGGAGAATTAGCTTACAATCATTTAGGTTGTTCAGGGTCTGTTATGGAATTAATTGATACCTATGAAAATCAACTAGAGAGATGGAGACCTGACTTAGCTACTGACGAGACAACTAGAACTACTGATGGAAGTAAGTTTGGAGATGGACAAAATTATAATTTAATTAAAGTGACCGCTACAGCAGCAGAACACGAAGCCCACAGAGCAGCACATAGCACTTGGGGTTCAGTAACTTACACAATAAGCTAATGCAAGAAGCAGTAACATTTATAAACGAAGTTGGTTTTCCTATAGCAGCAGCACTAGGTCTAGGTTTCTTTATATGGAAACTTATCAATAGAATTATTGATGGTATGGAAACAAAGCTAGATGTTTTAGATGATAAGGTTGCAGATCAGATAGAACAGATGGAACAAAGGCTAGGTACTAAACTGGACTCACAACACGGAATACTGGTAGCATTAATAGACAGAGTGCGTAGTCTAGACAATGAGATCATTAGGCAAGACACGCTGATTAAGACAATCTTAGGAGTGCCACAGTTGATTGACAGTAACGAAATAGCTAAAGCAGATAGGGATGATCAACGTAATGACTATTGACTGACTGGGATAAATACTTAGTAATAATAGGTATTGTAATAGTCTTATTAGTCGTTTCCTTTTCTGCAAAAACAGAGACACTTACACAGGAGTTTATAAATCCTAGTTTCTCAGGAGTCGGCACTTCAGCAGCTTGGTTGACTATAGACGAGCAAGAAAGGTCAAGATTATCTGATATAGAAAAGGCTCTGGCTGATGCTATAGAGGATCAAATTAGAGAAGAAGAAAACTCTACACTCAACAAGTTTATAAGATCATTACAATCAAGAGTCTTGAGCAGGATGGCACAAGATATCACAAGTTCTTTATTTGACGATACAGGAGGTTCTGGTGGTGAGATAATGATAGAGGGCAACATGATTCGTTATTCTAATGATGGCGAAAACATAATTTTAATAGTAGATGATGGCTCAGGTGGCTATACAGAAATTGAAATTCCTATAGGAATATTTGGTGTATGTTCAGAAGATTGTGGTTCATAACAATGCTTGGAGTATTGTCTAGCTGTGCATCTTTTGCACCAGTTGGACATACTGATTGCGCTGATTTTCTCAAATGTGCAGAGAAACCTGAGATAGTAAGACCTACCTTACAAGCACTATTAGACGTTCCTAAACCAAGACAAAAGGCTGTGGTAGCTATATACAGCTTTGCAGACCTAACAGGACAAAGAAAACCTTCATCTAAGATGGCATTGTTCAGTACAGCAGTCACGCAAGGCGGTGAAGCTTATCTTATCAACGCTTTAAGATATGCAGCTAATGGAGAGATGTTTACTGTGCTAGACAGAAAAAACATAAATAATCTTAGTAAAGAAAGACAAATAGTAAAAAATCAAAGAAGTAGTTATGATGGAGAAGGGGGTAATCAGCTTCTTCCTTTGCTCTATGCAGGGGCGATCATTGAAGGTGGAATTATAGCTTTTGAATCTAATAGTCTAACTGGAATTAGTGGGTTTCGCATAAAAGGCTTCTCTCCTGCCACCAATCAATGGAGAGAGGATTCCGTTACGATATCATTAAGGGTTATACTAACCCAAACAGGCGAGGT